GAAAAGAGTATCAGTCTTGTTAGTCTCAATAAGTTTCTTATTTAACTTCATCATTTTCTTTATTATATTATAATAAAGTTCCTTTTAAATAAATCGATATTTACGCTATGGAGAACTTTGTAAGTTCGATACTACCTGACCCAGATAAGGTTCTTACCCCATGGCCATAGAAGCAGCCTCCCCCGATAGCGACTCCTAAATATATTGGCTCTTGCTTACATTTATTAAAAAACTCTATAGTCTTTTTATCTGTATCGCCCTTCTTACCATAAACAGACACCCAGCCACTAGGCTGGAGGGGCACTTTAATAGAGAACGTTCCAGGGGCTATAGTTATTTTATCAAGGGGCCACCATCTGTTAAACTGCCCATACATACTGCGAATGAGTATTGGTCTTATCGATGGCGGCACATTACAAACATTTGATTCCTCAGTCTTATAATCAATAGCGCAATCAGGGGTCAGGTTAAATGTTGCGGAAAAAGTTACCTCCTTCTTGCCAATATCAAACTGCTTAACTGTTCTAATAAAACTAATAGCTCCTGGATGGGGAGGTATGTTTACCTTCCAGCCTGTCTTTGTTGGAGCGAGCTTGGAGGGCTCTCCTTTAGCGTACTCAATAATCCATTTTTCAGTGCCATAGTTCATCAATATATTTAAGAACCCGCTATAATATATACATCATTATCGTCGCGGTAAAGTCCTTCGAGAAAGACATGATGGCCATCGGTGGTATTGTCAAAGAAAGTAATAATATCTCTCCAAGTCGGATTAGATACTTTTTCAATAGCAGTATCTTCCCACCCTTCATACACAAGATTAACATCTCCTTCTACTACAGGCGCCTCAGATAGGATATCCGGATGAGAGACTAACCAGCCATTCTTCTTAGTAGACTTGTGCTCTGCGTCCTTAAAGACAGAAAAGATTGTGCGAGGAGACTTACCAATAAGTTCTTTTACTGCTCGCTGAAGGTCTTCCTCTTCACTTACTTTGTTGTATTCGATTTTGATTTTAGTCATGATTTAAAATGGAGGCCCGTTAGAGACTTGAACTCTACTAACCGGATTACAAAACCGGTGCATCGCCGTCTATGCTTACAGGCCGTTAATATTGAATAAAAAACTCGTATTCGTAAAATATTCTATCTAAGTTCCCTTTATCAAGAAGAGCCACAAACCCCTCCCAATCATTGCAGGATTCATTCCACCCTTTTAGCGCCATTGCTTTTAAAATGGCTTGAGTGGACGCTTTGGATTTTACCATCTTATTTAGAAAATCGATAACCTCATTTGTTATATTGATTTCTCTCATACTAATCTGTATTTAGTTTAAGATGCTATCAATAGCTCAAGTATCTTTTGAGCTATTCAGATTATTTTAAACGCCTGAAAGTATCTGTTTGCTCAGTCAATGCTTCCTTTTCTGCCTGCCTAGCTCTTACCTGCTTATCTACCCAACTGTTGAATAAGATAAAAAATAAAAGCAAGGCGCTAAGAACGCATACACTAATAAGACCAGAGCGGCCTTCGTCTCTCTTCCTAACTACTTTTACGCTACTAATAAACGGTGTCATTTTATATAAGTTTTAATTTTTTCGATTGTTCCAAAGTCATTAAAGCAATAGTCGAAGAGCCTATCTTCAGCGTCGCCTTTTTCGAGATTATGTCTCTTGAGAAAACTTTCAAAGTAATGGTCTTGAGCGGTAGCAAGGGCTTTAATCAAGTCTCGAGTCTTGTTAAGGTCATCATCGAAGGGGAGGTTATTCGCATCCCCTTCTTTGCAATCTTTAAAATCCTCAATAGACAATACAACGCCACTTACAATATGGGCTCTGTACTCAAGCCATAAATCCTCTCCCTCGTCATTCTTAACCGATGTATAGAATACAATATAACCTGTAGCAGGGGCGAGACTCCATTCAGACGACTCTCGCTCCATTAGAGGAAATCTACTCAGCCAGTCGCCCTCCTTTTCAATCGGCTCTCGCTCTACTTGTTTATATTTAACCCGCTCGAGGTAGAGCTTATTATCTTCTCTAATCTCGTAGTCAAGCATCAAGCATTCAAGGTCTTTAGTCTGAAAGACAGGCTCTTTATCTGCGGGCCATGACTTAGGCATTTTAGCCTTCACGGCGATGGTATCAAACATTCCCATATTATTCTCCTTTTAGTTCTTCAAAAATAAAGTATTCGTTAATCTCTTGCATGATAGCGTCTTCGATTCTATCGAAGACGACAGTTTCTTCTGGCTTATCGGTATGCTTATGAGCACGATTCCAGCCAGTCCGAATGCCATTCTCGATACACTCTCGGATAAGTTTATAGGTATTGGCTTTCATTATTACCTATAATTTTCATCCTGTAGCTTGTCTTCTACCTCGTCAATAAGGCGAGAAATCTTCGAAGACTCTTCACTATTAACTTCATTTACAAAGTCATAATACACTCTGAGGCTGCCGAACTTGGTTTTAATCTGCGTAAACTCGATAGCATCAGGGTTAACGTTATTGATATTTTCGCAGAGGGTATCAATTTCGTCATACCACTCCTCTGGGATCTCAAGACCCCAGCACATACATGTTTGCTCCATCGGCAAACTTACTTGCCTAAACAGTTTAGGATACTTCTCGAAAATAATCTTCTCTCTTTCGTCGAAATTCATCGTAGAATCAGTTCCAAAAAAAATTTTACATCCCTATTAGTAACATAGGTTGTATTCATATCAGATACATAAGTCTGAGAATTTACCCTTCGCAGGTCTTCTCGTCTCATTAGCTCTGACCAATCACTCTTCGTAGATGCGCAGCTAGTAATCAAGCAAGTAGCGCTCAGTAGTATATATTTCATATTATAATTAAAGCTGAAAAGGCATTTTATCAAGGGCTCGACCCAAAGCAATTCTCACACCCTTCTTCCTGTCATAGTTTTCCTTATCTGAGCATACCGCATTGCCGGTAGTCACCCAGCTACCTGTGTCGTTAAAGATTTGAACCTCTGTGGACCCGCCTCTCTCATTAAACCGACGCGTAGTAATTTCATCTTCTTCACTCTCTACAACAAGTCGAGAATGAAATACTCTAACCTTATAGCCTTTTTGCCTTAGCGATTTTACTGTTTCCATATTTATATTATATCAAAGTTCCTATGAAAGTTTTTGAACGCACATTCCAATCTCATTACATGCCTCAATATTACAGCACGTGCTGCGAGAACATTGATATTGAATTTTGGCTTTGCGAAAAATCTTCTCATAATTCGACGCATATTTCTTGCGGTCGACCGGCCTTGGTTTGTCTCCTTTACCTGCACTCATATTTACCATTTAAAATTTTTTTCAAAGTCTGGGTCCGCGTTACCGTTTATAGTTTTAGCCCTATGAATTTCTTTCACGGTAGGGCTCCACGAATACACCCTAAGTACCTGCTCTACCTCTATCCATGACACTCCCAGAACAACTCCCGCAGAGCGAAGAATTACTCCCCACATAAGATTGCCAAATAACCAAATAAATACAAAGTAAATAGTAAATATCTGCCGAAGAGTTTTAAATATTTTTTCCATACTTAAGTTTAAATTAGTGCATAAGTAACCAAAAAATAGGTTTATTTACAATCCAAGTAACTACTAGTATTACCGGAATAGCCAGCAAGCATCCCATACATCCATCTTTCATTTCTTTATCTGCTTTGTAATTCTGTCTACCATATAAGCGGGTAGCACTTCATTTGATTCTTCTGTAAACGTTTGAACCACTAGGTCTTCATCGTTTATTAATATACGTCTAACAAATCCCGAATCGACTAAACTCGCGATAATAGGTTTAATAGTCTCGCGATCCTTCGCGTTACTCTCTTTAGTCAATCCGATAATTATACTCATTTGTGTATTAATTTACTATAATCTAAAAGGTTGTATATTTCAAATATTTTTTCTCCAATTTCTTCCCACGCTTCAGCTTCATTCTCAGCGTCGTCGCGGTCCCACTTATTAGATTTTTTTGTCACCATACTACCAGCCGTTCGTTTATCAATCTTAAATTGAATCCAATGCCGAATCTCATGAAATATAGTCTTAATAAACTCTTCAAAGGTTTCGTTGTATTTAAGATTGATATAAACAGAACTACCGTAGTAATACCAACCCGCAAGACCGTCTTCTTCTTTTATTTTTAAATAGATATTTCTAGTCTTACTGGAACGGTTTGGACGTACCCAGTTGTATGCGGTCGTAGTACTATACGATAAAAGATTCCAATCTAGATGTTTATTATACTTTTCGTATATCTTACATATATCGCTGTCACTCAGCTTTAACTGTATTTTCATATGCGTGTTTCCAAATAGCGGTATCGCCGCGGCCATATTTAGCAAGAGCGCCCTCCGATGTTAGCGCTCGTAGCAGATACCCCGCGCGAGTAGCATCTACCTTTAGTTCTTTACAGACTCGCTGAACAGTAATACCCGGAGGCTCTTTCATCGTTCGAATCGCATCAAGCTCTTCATCCTTCCGAGCGGCCTTAGGCTTAGCAGCACTCTTAGGAGCTACCTCCTTGCTAAAGTCAAACCCAGTACTTCCGAAATACATACCTACCTCAGCCAAAGAGCCGTAGCGATTCTTAGTTGTGCTTACATATCTAAAGGCAGAATCGTCTTCATCAATATTAATCTCCATGTTAATATCTACAGCATGGGGAATAGTCGTCGAGCCTTTATATCCTCCAGACTTAGTAATATGGAGAATCAAACACAAGGCAGTTTCAAACTGCTTACACGCACTAACAAGCTTTCCGATAGCCCCTTCTTGACCGGGCCGATTGAGGCGCTGACCATTTTCCATAACACACGGAAACGAATCAAACACGACAAAGTCCATATGCTCTAACGTTTCGATAATCTTATCGATATCTACCTCGCAGCCGACATGGAGATTATTCAGCCCGAGTCGACGACAAGTATACGCAATCATCTCAATAGATTCCTCTCCGGTAATATAAGCAGCCTTATAGCCGCTCTTCGTTAGACTTTCGCATAGCTGAAGCAGCAATGTAGTCTTACCACTACCAGGGGCAGCAGCAATAGTTGATACAGATCCAGGCAAAATACCTTCGCCTCCGAAAATCGTATTAAGCTGACTTACTCCAGTAGAAATTCTAGAGTAAAACGACTTAGGGATAATAACATCGCTAATCTTTTGAACGTTTGTCGATTTGTGATTAATAATCATTTTTAATATGTTTTATTGTTTATATTATTATATCAAAGTTCCCCTGAAGCATTTCTCTCATTAAAAGAGAGTAACCAAGCAGGGCAAAATATTACTTCACCTATCATTATTATACAAATAAGTATAGAAAACTTTGCCTATACCTTATTATAATATAGTTCCTTATTTAAAAGTTTCCAGCGCTTCTTTCAGCTCAGATACAGGAGCTATAGTTTGCTGCTTCACCGCATCATAGTGAGCTCTCTCAAGCCAATGATTATTATATAGGTATAGACTGCCTTGCTTCTTAAGCGGCTTCACAGCTTCATTATAACCGACCTTGCGCTCACGCATCATAAAATCTGCGACTGATTCAAACGTATCATTAGTAGGAATAGGGGGAACGGGAATAGGAACTATCGGGTCATTTTGACCAGCTTTAGATACTAAATCTAAAAACCAGTCCTTTTTAACTTTTGTTCCCGGGCATGACTTGGTAGTCTTTCTATCGTCTCTATGAAAGAGCACAGTACTCGCGCTAGGAGCGACCCCCATCCAGTTAAGTAGAGCGGATGTAGTGCTAGCCGCTAGCTTCCAGCACTCGAGACCTCTCCCGTCTAACGGACTCTCTACGTCATAGTAACCTAATACCTCGATACCAATAGAGTAGGAGTTAAAAGATACAGCGTGAATGCCTGTTAAAGTGAGGGGAGTCATTCCGAATATTTCATCCTCGTCTGTAAATAGATGAGGGCCTTTGCTCCAGCCTAACTTCTGACTATAATAACTCTTTATATTCTCGATATGCTGTATCGTAAATCCAGTGGGTCTTTGAGCCAGGGAAGGCGCTGCTGTATGATGTAATGTAACAGCTCTTGCCCAAGATGGTTTCTTTACCGTTTTGAGATATTCGTTAAAGGACGAACTGCTCCAGACTTTTCCTACATTTGCAAATGACATAAAAATATTTAGTCTAAATATTTTCTTTTATGCTGCTTTCAAATAATCAAGAGCCTTAACAGACATAGTAGGCATAGTGAGAGTGCGAATAAACTTTGTCGCAGAAGTTTTTTGATGAGATTCGAACTCAGTTAATGCGTTAAAGGCATCCCATCTGGTCTGACCTTCATTGGCTAACCCATGGCCGAACTTCATCAAGATTTTCTCACGCTTCTTTTCAGTGCGGTCGCTTTCACCTTTTTGCCTAGGGATAAGATTCTCAATAAGTTTAACCATTTCATCGCGACTGAACTTCTTAGATTGAAGACTCTCAGCGAGAGAAGTAAAACTCTTAGCAGCTTTGACACTATTAATAATATTATCTTTGAATACTTCAACGCGCTCATCAAACCTCATGTTATGTCGCAGCGAAGGAAGGTCAGAGTCGCGATTTTCATCCTTTACCAGGTGAAAACTATTCATACAACTGATTCGAATAGTAGAAGGTACAATGCGATTAGAAGACTTGCCTCGGTGGTCAATAATAGTATAGAAATAACCATCAATCGGGTCTTTATCCAGGCCAAGGTCGCCAATCTCGCTTCGAATAACAAGTTGCGATCCGGTAGCGTTTTCAGTAAAGCCCGTATGCCTGATATCTCCATTGACTCGCTTACATGCTTCGCTGATAGTATTAATCATCTCATCGAGTTGGATAGGACGATACTTATCTGTACAGATACCGATATGCTGCTCTGAATCATCTCTTGTTAGAGACCAAAGATTAGGAAGTTGAAGACCTGCTTTGTTAAACAGCGGTTGTTTGCTCACATTGAAATCAGGGATATCAGCGAGCCCGTTTATTTGTTTGAATACTTTCATATTTGTTTATTCTATTTTATAATAGTTCCTTGTTTACATTTTTACACTTTAAAGAAATAATCTCTATAATATTTTTCTCAGTCAATCCATACTCCGTCAGTTTAGCGTATATGCCTTTTAGAGAGTAGTCTTTATTTTCAAACATAAAGACTCTGCCACTGGTAGTATCGATCGCATGTAGAGAGAAAAAATCAATCATCTTCAGGCATATTTAGCTTAGAATAGTTTACCTCTCCGTTAGTTAGCCTAAAATGATAATACTTTTGAATACTCTCATACATCGTCTTCTGAAGCTTTTTCGTGGGAAAAGGCTTGCGCTTTTTAGATTCACTCACAAAGTTTCTCAAATGACACTTACAAATAAGAGCATATGGACATTCAATGCACCCAGTTGCCGATCTTACTAAATCTGTTCGATGGCAAGTATCCTTTACTAGGTCCTCGTAGAATGCTATTTGAGAGTTATAAGGCAGCTCGACAAAAGGCGTCTTAGGCGTCAGAGAGAAGTTAGAAACATATTGAATAAGCTCCTGTAGTTTCTCCGTACGCGACGTCTTACGTCTCTTCTCAGGCGGTTCAATGCCTAACTTTATAAGAGTATTGCGCCCAATGCCTTTGATCTTTAGCAAATCCTTAGCGGTATTTATCTGATACTTAGACCTGTATAGTATGATACGGTTTCCTGTTCCCTTACCGATACCCGGCAACTTTACAAGAGACTTTAAATCTAAAGTATTAAAATCTTTAATGTTCATTTTCGAATTGTAGTATATTAGATGGAGTCCTTTTGATAGACTCATCAATAAGATTTAAAATAGAGTATATCTCCTCTATAGAAGGAGTGCCTTCTATGATTTTATATATCATAGTTTTCTCCTGCAGCGTGAGCGAGTAGTTCTCTCTAACATATTCAAATATACATTGAGAGAGCTGAAAAGTAAATTCCTCGATAATCATCAATGCCAATAGTCGTCGTCATCCGGAACCATCAAAAGAAAGATATCTTCAAGATCATTATAATTTTGAGACTCAATTAATTTAATATGCTTCTCAGGGTCTTGAGAAATTTCAATATAACCACCATGGCCCTTCTCTCCAATAATGTTAGAACAAAATGCCTTTGCTTCAAAAAACTTATTAAAATTGTGATTCGCTGAAAGCTGCTCAGCAAAAGTCTCGCAAATATAGTTAAGAATCCTTTTATACTTTGTTGATTGCGATGGAGAGAGATCCTTTAAAAGTCTCGCCTTACAATTAGTCCCTGGGACCCACTTTAGGGACTCAACAAGCTGCCAAAAAGAAGCAATTTCTTTTTCGTCAAATGTATTTACACACTCAGTTAATTTCATTATTTATTTGTTTGTTTTTTCATTTTGTTCTTTTATTATACAAAAGTTCCTTATTCAAAATAATTATTTATTTTTTGTTGTTCTAAAATTTCTAAAATATCTCTTTTAAGATACGGCAAATAATATTCTTTTACTTCGGCAGAAGCACTCGGGTCGCTATTCAAATAAATTATTTTAAGCTCTACGCATTTCTTACCGGTAAGTTGCTCCTTCATATAAGCATACATACTCAGCTGTAAGCAATAGTTGCTATATTCACAGTTTGGTAAATGGTCTACAGGGGAGAGTAAGAATGTATCGCTCTTATAGCTATTTGTAAATCTAAATTTCTTATTAGTCTTTAAGTCCCATATTTTAAAATGGTCTTTATTCTCAATAATAATATCTGCAGTTCCAGCGACCTTATGAACATCATTATACATTCTCTCTTCCGCTATGACTTTATACTGGGAGTGCTCTTTAAGTTGACTCTTAAAGTAATCAATAAGCAAGCTATGGTCTTTATTCTCTTCTCCAGTCTTTAGGAATGTTTCTAAGATAGCATGTATAGCAGTTCCTCTTGTTGTGGATATTCTATTTAAATCTTCCCAGTGCTTTTTAACATCTTCAACGAGAAGCCCTTCTTTAGCAGCGAAACGAGCAGCTTGCTCGTCGACATTAAACTTTGGCTTATATTTACCAAGAAGGGTTGTTACTGATATATAATTCTCACCTGTTTGAGTATTAGTATATCTATGATTTTTCTCATCAAAAATTATAGCCATAAATAACTATATTCTATATTAAAACAAAATCAACTACTAATTGTATCCGCCGTAGGGAGAATTATCATTTACATCCATATCAAAGATATCTGTTTTACTGTAAGTGTCAATGTCGAATGTGTATGATTTATTCTCTGTCTTAGGAGTATCGCCTCCTGAAAGTCTGCCTGAGAAGGCATTATCGTAAATAAGATTATTCGCACCCTCAGCAGAAAGACCAGGTTGATAAGAGAACTCAAATCGTCTCGCTCTTATTCTCCAAACGTAATGACCTCCCAATGGGTTTATTTTGCCCATATCAGATTCCATACGCTCTGTTATAATGAACTGTTTGCCAGAACGCCCATTAGGTCTTGTATTGCCATACTCCTCGAGCTCAAACACGTCGTCCGCTTTAGGCTCTATGTACTGGCCTTTTGTTCTATGTATAGAGTCTCCGATAAATGCGTCGGCAAAAGAAGATATGTGAACATAAGCAGTTACATTATCGTCCGCTCTTAATCCAAATTTGGAGAACTGTATAGCGTCTTCTTCAAGCTCAATATACATCAATATAGTCTTAGGGGTATGATATACCGCTTGAGGCTGCTCACCGTATATAGCGTCTGCTCCAGACAACGTAGAGGTGTTTACATAATAAAGCACTGGTATTCCATAGAGATTAATAGCGTCTTTTATTATTTCTGATATAGTTCCCGAGTCAGGATTACAAGCTTTATTTGAAAACCTAGTAGCGCAATCATCATTGCCATTTTGCGCTCCTGTGAAGAAGCAGCTATCGCTGGATTGGGATAGTTGATAATAGTTGCCGCAGGATTCACTCATTTTTTATTAAAATAAAACATTGACGCTGAGGTTCAAACCTAATAGTTATAGGCATATTAGATAGTTTCTTAGGATGCTCTCTATCTAAATCCGTTATGCCGTACATTGAGCATATTTGTTTTACATCAGCATCGGTAAGCATCTCCAGGGTCTTAACACCAGTTCTTAAATGCTCTACCTTCGGATGGCAGCTTGCGTCGTGCTGTCTACTTTTTGCTATACCTTTGATATCTGATATGCCTTCGCCAGAACGAAGGTCACCTGCTGTATTAAACGGGTTGTGTAATGGAGACATTTCTCTCTGCGCTGTGGAGAGTTTAGAGCCAAAGTATTCTAAGAAAGTCATCACACTATTATTTAGGAGGGAATATAAAAAAAGGCCGGGTCTATTAAACCCGACCTTTTATTAGGTTTTTGTGTTTATATTAGTTACCAAATGCGTGGGAACCAGGAGCGCCAGGGCGTCTTGCTTTGACTTTCATGTTACCGTGATCGGATTTACCTCCATGGCCTTTCTTGGGATTAACAAGAGCGTGCCCGTAATCCCCATCTTCGCCAACTTCATCGGTGTATTTACCATCACCGCCGCCAGAACTAGTAGGAAGATTGCCGACTTTTTGGCTGCCTCTATTAGTAAGCTTAGAGACGCCATCAGGGGCTTTCTGGAACTCAACGCCTTCAGGGAAGGGGGACTTCATACCCTCGTCTTCTCCCATATCCATGCCCTCATTTTCTCCCATATCTTCTTCGCCGCCGAGCATTCCCTCGAGGGCATCATAAAGTTGTTGAGCAATATCGCGAGGTAATGTAAGAGTAACTTCGTCGCCCTCGTCGCCCATATCGGCACCTTCAGCGTCAAAGTCTTCTCCGGTCTCGAGGCCGAGAGCGGCGTTATCGTCATCCATTACTTCTTCATAGAGCCTATCAAATAAGTTATTTCTCATACCCATATTTATGCTTTCTTTTGCCATTTTAACGGTTTTTTTAGCATTTTTTACATTTTTAACGCTTTTAGACTTCTGCATAGGCTCTTCCATAGGCTTTAAAATACCTTTTACCTTATCAGGCCCTTTTTCTTTTTTGCCGAGACCAGTAAAGCCGCCTTTGGCGCTTTTCTTGCCACCTTTCGCTCCTGGTAGACTCTGATCTCCCGGCCCTTTTTTGGCCTCAGTTAAAAAAGTGCTTTGAAATGCTTTATAAATACCTGCAATATCGTTATGATTCATATTTTTATTTATGATAGTTGCGCTATTTTCCAATAAAAAATAAAAAAACAACATAAATAATAGCATGGCAACATTTACAAACAACTCTCTCAACGTTACTCTTCCGGAACCGGATTTACTTTTAACTGAACTTTCAACTCACGTGGATTTTGTCAGCGCTGGGACAGTCGAAGGTAAAAACGTCCTCGGCGTAGCATATAATAAACTCGATACTCTCACTACCGCCAACATGATAACTCTTAGCGCTGACAGCGGGGTTAAGTTTAGCGTTAATCAGTCCTATAATAATCAGGAAATGGGTATTATACTTCAAGATAGAAGCGTTTGCTTATTTACTGCTCTTACTGCAAGAGGCCAGACGAGTCGTCAAAGCCTTACCGCGAGCTCTTTTGATCATAGCTATGAGGAGATTCGGCGCCTTAGAACGCTCGGATATATTTAAGCTCCGAGGAGCGACCAACCCATAGACTCGAGGTCACTCATATCAGTTTCCTCGATACTATCATTAAAAACAACGGGCATTCCAATATGCTCGTTGTTTTTGTCTGATAAGGTATATATCGAGTTCGGGTTGGAAAAATACTTTAAGCCATATTCCAATGGTTTAATAACTCTTGGCTTACCATTCAAATCACTCTCTACTATTTCAAAGTATTTGATAACTATATCGTTATGAAGTATCATAAGAGCCCATGACATGGACATAACTCTATCATCATGATGACCAGACTCAGCAGCCCAACTCTTATTAGGCTTTCGAACGAAATGCTTAAACTCGCTTAAGCAATCCTTACTGTATATTCTCAATGAATCCAAATCATTCATCCAATATCTCATGTTAGTGATAGCTTGATACTTGGTATTAGTATGCGAAATCATTCCGAGTTGCTCTCTCGATCTATTTGCTTTTCCTGCTCCGTAAGATACTATATTTTCATAGTGTTCTTCATTTACGAGTTTATCAATGATTTGAGCTCCAGGGCCATTTCTTTCTATAAGCGCGAGCGGATTGCCATAATGTGATAATACCTCCTTCACTTTGGTTATAAAATTATAGGGAGATACATCGTTAGCAGCATACTCAGCTACTTGCTCAATACTTTGCAAATCTGTAATATCAATAACTTGTATAACAGAAAAATCCTGGCCAATACCTTCAGCGATATCAATACCCGCTACATATACCCGCTCAGGATCTGGAGACTTATAGACTTTATATGCTCCGTCATCAAGAACTAAATCTGGATCGCATAAGCGCATTTTAAACTGCTCGAACTGCTCATAGTTAATAGCAGATTGACCCGCGGAGTGGAACTGAAGTTCAAACTCTTGTGCCCATAGGTCTTCACTTTCGAGAGACGCTTTTGTTATTCTCGCCCACTCAGCATCTCTACCCGGTATCTCTGACCAATGTATTCTCAATGGCGCCCATCCATTCTCTCCTTTCTCTGCTCCTGACCATAACTGATAGAATAAGTTATCAGTACCGTTAGGTGTCGATGCTATAAGGATTTTAGACTTCTTAGACGCAGAGATAATAGGATAAACAGCGGCCCAGAACTCTTTCATAAGATGGGCCTCAATGTGCGCAAGCTCGTCCAGGATTAGCAAATCGCAAGAACTACCTCGACCGGCAGAACTCGTTGTAGTTGTAATGCCTATTCGAGAACCATTCTCGAACTCGGCAGATGTTTTACCGTATTCCTTTACAGCAGGCTTAAGCCAGTTTGGAAGTTCTTCATACGCTAATCGGATTCTTCTAAATATTTCTATAGCGGTAGCCTCTTTGTTAGCAACGAGTAGTATTCTCTGATCCTGCCTAAAGCAAGCAATCCATAGAGCAAATATAGTCATTAGGGTTGATTTGCCAACCTGTCTGGACGCGCATGTTATTGTAAATCTATTCGCTTCGAAGAGTCTCAACGCTTTTTTTTGACACTCGTGTAGTTTAATCTTGCGCCTTCCCTCCCCTGGCTCGATAATAAAGAAGAAGTTTTCAGCAAAGTATACTATATTCTTACTGGCTTTTTTAAGAGCGGCTATTTGCTCCGGAGTATACTCGAACTTGGCCCCTCGCCTCGGAAGGTTGGGGTTGTTCATGTAGAACTGATCTTCCATATTTTTATTTACACTCTATCTTTTATACTCTCAATGCCGAAATCAGTATATTTTTTGTATTCATATACTTCTTCTCGCGGAACCATCTTCGCTTGTGAAAATGAAGATAACTTAGCAAAGTAATTTTTATCCCCTTTTTCAGGTCTTTCAGATTCTGGCACATCTTTAAAGGTATTAAAATAAGCTAAATTATAAAAAGTGAAATTTACGTTATTACTGTACTCGATGAGGTCTCCATTCTCATCTGTAATACTTACTTGCTCTATTTTATTATTTCTGTCTGTCGACCAAACCATGCGTCTAATATCTGCGTTCTGTAATATATATACTCTATGTTTAAGTACCGAGGTATCGGAATAACGAATCATCACAAGAGGGCTATAGGGATTTTCCTGCATGGAGGTATCTGTGTTTATTATAGACTTTGAAAATCCTTTCCCGCCCTCTTCGCCACGAGTGATTAATACATGATTATTATCAACCTCAATAACATCAGAAAATAAGTATAATCGGTCAATCTCTTCAAGAGCTACTTTACTTAAATACTTTTCGTATTCCGTATTTTTTATAGCTTTACGCAGTATATAGTTTAGATAGTAAAATTTATCATCTTCATTCAACCCGATATCATTTTTGTCCATGAATTGACCGGATTTATAGTGAAACTGATATTTTTCTTCTGGGTCCTTTTTATTAATAAAAATGATAAGCTGGTCTTCGTTAGCGTAGTTTTGATAGTAGTCGAGACCTGGGGCCGCGGTGCACCAATCAGTGTCCTTGCCAAGAGCGCAAGCAGCGCCTTGAGTTTGCGGGAAGTAAATCGCCCACGTATCATTCTCGTAAACTTTTAACTGACCTTCGCCTTTTGTTGATTTTTCTTGTTTTTGCGCGAGGTATTCCTTATATTTTGGAGCTATCTCTTCTATAGATTTTACAAATTCTTCAAAACTACCATATTGCTCAATTGCTTTTTTTGGAAGTAATCTATCTATTTTTTGCTGCTTTATTTGGTAAAAAATCTCGAGTTGTTTTTTTAACATATCAGCGCCGCGGCCTTCCCGGCCCCAATAGTCGGAAGGTTTTCTAATAAAAGAGCGATTTTCAGGGTATTCTGGATTATCCTTTACAATCCGAGTTATTATCCAGTTTAATGCGTTTGCTTTATCCTTCTCTGGAATATCGCCCGGCACACTTTTTATAATAGTAGATTTAAGCGACGTGTAGGAGGCCTTCTTAAGGGGGGACATATCTTCGATTGATTCTTTACCAGTAATCAATCTCATAAATTTAGAATCATCCATGCGCTTTAGAGTTTCATCATATGAAAGCTCTAAAAGCAGGAATTTATATGTTTCATAGAACGTCTCCATATTTTTCAAATAAATATATTTATGGCAATCAATCCAAATAACCAAGATTATATATCTTCGCCTCTCAATAAGTCTCTTGCAGATAAGTTTTTAATGGTATTGCAATTGCCTAATGCGCTAAAGCCTATAAATGAAAAGTTTAGACGTGATAATAAGTCCCTGCAACTCGACACCTTGCAATTCTCTATTTGGGGTGCTGTAGTGCCTAAGATAAGTGTTCCGTCGGTCAATTTACAATATATGGGAGGTAACTTCCCTATATCATCCCATGCTATTCCTCAGTGGGACCCTATCACCATAAAATTTGAAGTAGATAATATGTGGTCTAACTATTGGGTAATATATCAATGGCTAAACTTAATGCGCAACGATAAAGCAGGTGTTACGGGAGGCATATCTGATAAACAAAATTTAATCAAGGGGGCAGAAACAGTAATAACCTATTCCTCCGATATAACAGTTTATGCTCTTGATGAGTATGAAGAACCGCGTGTAAAATGGACCTACACTCATGCGTTTCCGACCAACTTGGGAGAAATTAATTTCTCTGAAAGAGATACCAAGCAAATAGAATGTAATTTTACGTTTCAATTCTCTCAATTATTATGCGAGCTTATATAAAGAAACTCGATTGATATAATAAATATACATTTTTTTAAAAAAAAGTGCTTGAGTTCTTATAAATAGAATATATGAGAACAATACAATCACCTGGAGTAGAAATCCGAGAATTTGATTTGACTAGTCGCTTGGCAACTTTTGCCGGCACCGATGTGTTCGTCACCGGCTTTGCTGATAAAGGCCCTACTGATGAAGTCATTCGCCCTTCTAGTTTGAGAGAATTCGAGGCTATCTACGGCGTCCCTAAAACTGCTGCTGAACGATATCTTTATTATAGTGTTGACCCGCTTATAAGAGCTGGCGCCAACGTTTATGTTTCAAGAATGCCCTACGGCGCTGATACCGGCGAAGGCTTTGGTTCCTATTATGGAGCGCTCGTTTATCCCGTCAAGACTGTAGCAGGAACTAACTCATTAAGCGGGTATAGTCTGGACTTAAACTTTAACACTCTGTCTACAACTCAAGCATTGTCTGGGGCAGCGTTCCAGATACAAGGCTCGAATGGCACTATTTGTACCATTAACTTTGCTATCGGTAGTGATGCGCCCTATAGAGGAGGGGTCGGTACCGTCAATAGTAATGTATGGACAGTTCCAATTGTAGCTTCATCAACGAAGGCTGCAGCCCTCACCGCCATAACAACCTTTGTTGCTGCTTCTGCTGGAGCTTCTCCACTCAAGGGTATTACGCTAACCTCTAACGGAGTAAACACAATAACAATTCAGCTTACTGGATTTGTAAATCCAACCTCTACCGGCGCTGTTTCGTCCTCGATTGTAACAGGCCTGAACGGGGCTGATGACGTCTTTACTATTTCATCTCAACAATCTATCGGATCTAACTTGAATATCTCCTCAGGAACTTACGTTCTTGGTAAGCCCAAACACTTCAATCTTACTAAGAGCGAGTATCTAGCCGTTCTCGATGGAACAACCTGGTCGCCGACAGCTTCTGCTATAAATGAGATAAATGGTATATCCGACTTTAAACACGCCGGGCTTGTTATTTTAAATAAGGGCCAGACTACAATCAATCCTAGATTTGAAGGATATTATATCGGCCTTGCTGATAATACTAACTTCGACCCTGCTACACAGTATGACTCTATCGGGAATATTAACACCATAACATTGTCGTCAGCCGGTACCGGCACATCTACATACGTCAACATACCATCTTCAAGAATTAATTTTGCCTTAAGTGGTACTAACGTGTCTCGCGGAACTGTTTCAGAGATTATGGAAGGACTCGCCGGGTTTGATGTCTCTACGGATGACTATGACGATATTCTAAATATAGGCGTCTTTAAGATGAGACAATCTATATTCACTCCTGACGCTCTCACGCTCGACTTTGTGTTAGAAGAAGGTTCGGCCGCGTCTCTCGATTATCATAGACAAATCGGAGATCAAAACGGGGGAAGTGCTCTTTCGTTCTACGTGGACAATCGCGTAAATAATAGATCTAGAAATATAACATTGATGGTAAATGACTATATTTCAAATAGAGCAGCTACCACTTGGATTGATTCTACCGGCAATCCTACTAAAAAGGTTAGAGTGTTATCTAAATCTCTTACGAATAGAATCACTAATGGCTCTTCGATTGACTCTGGCATTCCAGCTAATAACATATCAGGTCTTGTTTCGAATATAGGTTATGCAGATAGCTTGTATCCGATCGGCGCTTATTCAAACGAAACCTTCACAAATAAAGATGTTGGTTCTATTCCGTTGAAACTAGACCGTATTCTCGATCTAGTTAGAAATGACGAAGTATACAATATTGACGTCTCAGTCGAGGCGGGTCTTGGCACGATCTACGCAGCGTGCGAAGCCAATAACACTAATACATACGACGACACTGCTACCAGCGCCGGGCTCATTGAAGGTCTTACAAGGCTTCAAACAACCGGCGCGTATATATCCCCAGAAACAGCTAGTAATGATCTTAGAGGGAATTATAATACAATATTCTCCAAGTTCCAAACGTTTGCAGAACTTGAGCGTAAAGATCACATATTTATTGCAGACCCTATTAGACATATATTAGTCAATGGATTAAATAGTAAAACCATTAGAGATTCAAGCAAGAACTGGTCGCAGCACATCTTCAGTGCTCTCAGACATCAGTTTAGCCTCGCTAATACTTCGTACGCCACTACATATGCTAACTGGGCGAGAGTAAACGATAAGTTCTCTGGTAGAGATGTTTGGGTGCCGTTCTCTGGTATTGCAGCCTCTATTATGACTACTACCGATACTAATAATGATCCCTGGTGGGCTCCAGCAGGGTTTACAAGAGGTCGGGTATTTGGCGTTAATGATATCGCTATCGAACCTAATCAAAAGCAAAGAGATGATCTTTATAAGTTCTCTCTTAACCCGATTACTGCATTCAGAGAAGGCATTACTGTATTCGGTCAAAAGACCTTACAAAAGATGCCGGGCGCGTTCGATAGAATTAATGTTCGCAGATTGTTCTTGTATCTTGAAAAAGTCACCAAAGCAACTGCTCGCTACTACGTATTTGAGCCTAATACAGTTTTCACTCGAACTCGAGTTATCAGTGACCTTAGACCCCTATTTGAAAGAGCTAAAAACAATCAGGGGGTTTATGATTATGTTATAGTCTGCGATAATAGAAATAATACCCCAGACATTATTGATCAGAATGAGCTTATTATCGATATATATCTCAAACCGGTTAGAGCTGCTGAGTTTATACTTGTTAACTTCTATGCTACCAGAACAGGGGCTAACTTCGACGAGTTGATTGGTTAATCTCGCAACAAAAAAGCCGGCTAAGTTCGCTTAGCCGGCTTTTTTTATGTTTAAAGCTAAAGTAGTATATATTATTCTACAATCTCAATATTACACTTAGCAATACCTCTACTAATTATACCTAAATCCTTAGCAGCTGCTTGAGATACATCTAATACTCTTCCAGCGATAAAGGGCCCTCTATCAGTAATAACTACTGTAGTTTGTAGATCTGGATTATCTACTCGATAAACTTTTACTTTTGTGTTAAAAGGCAAAGTCTTATGAGCAGCAGTTCTCAGAGAGTCATTCAGAGGTATACCTGATGCAGTTGTAGTAGAGTTTGTTCTGGTTGAATAGTGTGAAACAACCCCGCTCTGATATAGAGTAGTTTTTACTTGCTCGGTTTGAACGCAACTAGTAAGAGTTGCGAGGATTAGTGTGTATATTATCGTTTTCATATTTAAAATGGTGGAGGTGAGGGGAGTCGAACCCCTGTCCAGTACAATTTAACAAAATAACTTTCTCCATACTTATCTAAATTCTGGGTTTCAATGACAACAGGTCCCAGCGGCTTTAGAAGCCTATGTTTTTATGTCTACCTCCCGCAGAAAAGGTCCGCGAGAACCTCACTTCTATTTTATTATTGATATTCAGTGTGTCAACCATACTCATTGCTATACCCAAATACTTTAATGAGAATCCGTATTTGTTTTTTCACGCGGCAAGAAGAGCGTCTTCTTCAACGTCAACGAGAAACTCGTCAGCATTGTTAAAGATGTATTCGGCTTGCGCGAGAAGGTCTCCGTAATCTTCGTCGGCTGTTATTGTTTTTTAATCACTTTTACGAGTTAGATTATTCTCGGTATGCTTATTATTCTCTCAATCTACTGTCGAAACCAAATACACCCCCTTCTATAGGAATATATAGTATCTTTTTACTTATTCAAGTACCATTTTACAGTATTTTTTATTCCTTCTTTAAAACTATGTCGAGGCTTCCATCCTAATTCTCGCTCTATCTTAGAAGTATCAATAGCGTATCGCAAATCATGCCCAGGACGGTCTTTAACATATGTTATTAGTTCTCGTCTATTTCTAAGATTTGTCTCTTGTTCAATAATTTCAAGTATTGTTTGAATAACTTCGATATTCTGCTTCTCCTCACTGCCCCCGATACAATATGTTTCACCGGATTTACCTTCAGTAAAGACTTTATATAAGGCGCTAGCGTGGTCCTCAACATAGAGCCAGTCTCTAATCTGCTTTCCATCCCCATATACAGGCAATGGCTCATTATTCAAAGCCTTATTAATAATACAGGGTATTAGTTTTTCGCTATGCTGCCTAGGGCCATAGTTGTTTGAACAGTTAGTAATGACTGTATCTAGCCCATATGTTCTGTGATATGCTCTAACTAGATGGTCAGACGCTGCCTTAGAAGCAGAGTAGGGTGAAGATGGATTATACCTTGTATCTTCGTTAAATTTATCGTCTGTAAGTTCTAAGTCTCCAAAAACCTCATCAGTGCTCACGTGATGGAATCTTACGACATTCCCTGTCTCGTTTTTATAGCTTCTTATTGATTCAAGCAGTTCAAATGTGCCTATAATATTATTTTCAATAAAGGGTCGCGGAGAGTTTATTGAGCGGTCAACGTGAGACTCAG